ATAGACATTCAATTTTTAATTTTGAAAATATTGCAAATTATTACGCTCATTCAGATCAAAAAACACAAGAATTTATGGAAAAATCGGCTTTAGTTATAATTGATTTTGATAGCGCAATTGCTGGCGGATTTGTAAATTTAACTCAAGAAATAAAAGAATTGGTGGAAAAAAATGGATAATTTTGCTGTTTTTATTTTAACGCATGGACGAGCAGATAACGTAAAAACATATAAAACATTAAAAGATTGTGGATACACAGGAAAAATTTATTTATTAGTGGATAATTTTGACAAACAAATAGATTTATATAAAAAAAAATATGGAGATCAAGTTATTGTTTTTGACAAACAAAAAGCAATTGATATGACTGATAGTGGTGATAATCAGCAAAAACATAATTCGGTTGTATATGCTAGAAATTATAATTTTGTTGTAGCAAAAGAATTGGAAATTGATTATTTTCTTCAACTAGATGATGATTATAATACTTTTGGATTTTCTATTGATGAAAATTTAGATTATTTTAGGCGTAAAAAAATAAAAGATTTAGATTCTGTATGTAATTCATTTGTTAATTATTTGAAAACATCAAAAATAAAAAGCATTGCTTTTGCTCAAGGCGGAGATTTTATTGGTGGTGAAGGAGCAGGAATTATTGCTAAATTTAATAAAGGCGAAATTCCAAGAAAAGTTATGAACGCATTTTTTTTTGCAACTGACAATCCTGTTAAATTTATGGGAAGAATTAATGAGGATGTAAACCTTTATGTTTCAAATGGTTTAAAAGGAGATGTTTTTGCAACTCATCATGCTGTTAGAATAGAACAAATGCCAACACAACAAAATGGTGGTGGATTAACTGATATTTATTTAGATTTAGGAACGTATGTAAAAAGTTTTTATTCTGTAATTTATGCACCTTCGTGTGTAAAAATAAAAATGATGGGAGTTACTGAAAGAAGATTTCATCACAGCATAAAATGGAACAATGCAGTGCCTAAAATAATACATGAAAAATTCAAGAAAAATTATGGCTCTCACACCTAAACAAGAACGCTTTGCTCAACTGGTAGCCGAAGGCAAAACACAGGCTGATGCTTATCGTGGGGCGTTTGATACTAAGCCAACAACTAAGCCTGAAACAATACAAGCTAATGCTTCACGGCTTATGGCTGACAGCAATATTTCAGCAAGGGTTGACGAGCTACGCAAACCCATCATTGAAGCTGTTGGCATTACGCTTGAATCGCATTTAAAAGACTTAATGACGTTGCGCAACCTTGCCGTTAAAAACAATCAAATAAACGCGGCTATTACGGCTGAAATTGCCAGAGGTAAAGCAGCAGGCGTATCAACAGATCGTGTTGAAGCAACTATAAAAACAGGTTACACATTTGTGGTTGAGCGAGCAGCGCGTGAAGATTAGGCTTAAGTTAACCGAACCTCAAGAGGACTTCATTTTCAGTGAAGCAATACACCCTGCAATGGTGGCGGGATATGGCGCGGGAAAGTCACAAGCCGCTGTCATTCGATTGGCTTTGCTTGCACTTAAATACGATGGTTTATCTTTTGGGTTTGTTGAGCCTACTTATGATCTTATCCGATTGATTGCTTTCCCGCGCTTTCAAGAAATACTTGATGAGTGGGGCGTGAAATATAATCTCAATAAAGCTGATGCTATTATCAAACTGGAAAACAATTCGCAGATTATTTTTAGATCAGCAGACAATCCAGAGCGTTTAGTTGGTTTTCAATTAGCCGATGCGGTAATCGATGAAGCCGATACGTTGCGCGTTGACCAAGCCAAACTGGTTTGGACTAAAATGCTTGGACGGATTAGAGAACGAAAACCAGACAACTCACCTAACACGCTTGCAGCCGTATCAACACCTGAAGGCTTTGCTTTCATGTACGAAATGTGGGGCAAAGAACCACGCGAAGGCTACGAGTTAATTAAAGCACCTACTAAAAGCAACCCTTATTTACCAGATGGTTACATAAAGCAACTTGAAGCAACGTATAGCAGTGCGCAATTATCCGCGTATCTTGATGGCAATTTTGTTAATTTAAATGCAGGAAGTGTTTACCATGAATTTGACAGAAAACTTAACGCAAGCAATGAAACTATTATGCCTGATGATGTACTCCATTGCGGAGTCGATTATAATGTTACTAATATGTCCGCTGTTATTCATGTTATTCGTGGCGATATTCCTCACGCAGTTTTTGAATTCACTGGTGTGTTTGATACACCAACGTTATCAAAAATATTAAAAGAAAAATACCATGCACATCGTATTTTAATCTATCCAGACGCCAGTGGTAATGCCAGAAAGTCAAACAACGCAAGCGAGAGTGACCACAGCATCATGAGAGCATACGGCTTGCAAGTATTAGTCAACTCAAGAAACCCATTTGTAAAAGATCGCGTACTGTCATTTAATAAAATGATTAACAATCAAGGAGAGCGAAAATACTTTGTTAATCCTCAGTATTGCCCAATGTTAGTGGAGTCATTAGAAAAACAATCTTATGACAAAAATGGAGAGCCTGACAAAAAAGCTGGGTTCGATCATATTGTTGATGCTGCCGGTTATTTTGTATCGTATCGCTATCCAGTAGTAAATAATAGACCTCAGTTTGCGGCAATAATTGGCATTTAAAAATTCAAATTATGTTATAATTACATTGTGCAAATAGGCTTAGCGGCTGAAAAGTAGATTCATTACCTATCTTTTGCACATCACCCTTGTAATGAATAATCCACTAATGAAGGATTCTCAAATGAAAGACACGCACAAATGCCCAAAATGTAAAATAGAAAAACCTATATTATCTTTTAATACTGACAAAAGTAAAAAAAGCGGTATTTCATCCAAGTGTAAAGAATGCCAAAAAATATATTGTGCTGAAAATAAAGAAAAAATTCTTAAAAAAAGAAATGAATGGCTAGATTCAAATAAAGAACATATATTAAATTATTCAAAAAATTACAGATTAAAAAATAATAAAAAAATTTTAGAATATGCAAAAAGTTACGCAAAAAAAAATAAAGAAGAAATAAAAAAAAGAAGAAAAAATTATGAAAATAACAATAAAAAAATTATTTGCTTAAGAAGAAAAGAAAGCAGAAAAAAATATAAAGAAAAAAGCAATGTGTCACAAAATAAATATTCAATAAAAAAAAGAAATGAAAATCCAGCTTTTTCAATGGCATGCAGAATCGGTGGATTAATAAGAAAAGCACTACACAGAAATGGATATGCTAAAAAATCGCGTACACATGAGATTATAGGATGTGATTTTAAATCATTTGCTAATCATATTGAATCTCAATTTATAGACGGCATGAGCTGGGAAAACCGTAGTGAATGGCACATTGATCATATTATTCCAGTATCAAGCGCAAAAGATGAAGATGAAATAATTTTATTAAATCACTACTTAAATTTACAGCCATTATGGGCAAGTGATAACTTAGCAAAAAGCTGTAAAATGCCGTCATTAGCCATTCAAAAAAAAATAAAATTATCTATAGCAAAAGAAAAAGGTTTAGAATCAACCTTATAATCAATATTTAAAGGCGTAAAATCATGAGCGTTGATACTAAACATTCGGAATATTTAGAACATTATGAGCAATGGGAGCGTTGCGAAAATATTATAAAGGGTCAAGACGAAATACACGAGGCAGGGGTTAAATATCTACCTAAGCTTAGTGGGCAAACTGACGCAGAATATTATGCTTATAAAAAAAGAGCAATGCTATATAACGCGACTGCTAGGACGGTTGATGGATTAACAGGTATGCTTTTTTTAACACCTCCAAAAATAACAGCACCTGCAGCAATGGATAATATTATTGCAGACGTGACAATGGGTGGGTTATCGTTGCATCAATTTGCTGAAATGATAGCGGAAAAAGTTGTTGTTATAGGCAAAGTAGGCGTTCTTGTTGATTATCCACCTATTGTTAACGCGGTAACGCTTGCACAAGCACAGGCACAAGGCGCAAGACCTTACGCGACCATGTACGATGCAGAATCAATCATTAACTGGAAAACTGGACGCATTAACAACGTTGAACAGTTAACACTGGTGGTACTTGAAGAAGAAAACGAGATTGCAGTCGATGAGTTTGAATCTAAATGTGAACCACAATGGCGCGTTTTAGATTTAGGCGATGGTGGAATTTATCGTCAACGTGTTTTCCGTAAAGACAAGCGAGGTGAATTTATTTTAGTGGATGAAATTTACCCACAAATAAACGGCAAAGCATTAAACAAAATACCGTTTGAGTTTTTTGGCGTGCGTGACAATTCACCTTGCGTGGATAAACCTCCATTGCTTGATCTCGTCGACGTGAATTTATCGCATTACAGAACCACAGCCGATTATGAGCATGGTTTGCACTTCACTGGACTGCCAACACCAGTAGTCACTGGTTATTATTCAGACGATAAAAGCGCGTCACTTCGCATTGGTAGCGGCACAGCGTGGTTGTTACCAGACTCACAATCAAAAGCGTTTTATTTAGAATTTACCGGTCAAGGCTTGGCTGAATTGCGCGAAGCATTGCGCTCAAAAGAGGCAATGATGGCAACGCTTGGAGCGCGAATTTTAGCACCAGAAAAACGCGCGGCTGAATCAGCGCAAACGGCTAACATTCACAGATCAAGTGAAAACAGTGTACTTGCTTCAATTTCACAGTCTATTAGCATTGGATTAACGCACGTCATGGAGTATTTGCGTGATTGGTCGGGTGTAACTGGTGATGTTAAAGTTGAACTTAACCGTGATTTCATACCAAATAGCATGACAGCTCAGGACTTAGATGTTCTGGTTAAGAGTTGGCAGGCGGGGGCAATATCAGCTAATGTTTTGTTTGAAAATCTTGTGTCTGCTGACATTATTTCTCAAGATACAAGCTTTGACGATGAGCAAGAGAGGATTAAAATAAATCCTGCTGGCGGTGGAATGTAGTATAATGAACGAGTCTAAAAGTTACTGAAATAGCTTTTAGACTCTCATCAATTATGAACATACGAGGTTCACATGACTAAAGAAAGTTTATCACACAAAAGCGGTATTTATAAAATAACAAATACTGTTAATCAAAAAATATATGTTGGAAGTTCTGTAAATATTGCAAAAAGATTCAATGCACACAAAAACTCTCTTATAAAAAATATTCACCATTCAAAAACAATGCAGAGGTCATGGAACAAATATGGCAAAGATAGTTTTATTTTTAATGTTATTGAATTTGTAGAAATAAAAGAAAATCTTTTAATTCGTGAACAACATTATTTAGATACTT